TGACGCCCTAGCCAGCGCCCTATTTCGAAATTGCCACGAATGCCCCTCTCTGGCAAATGCAATGATGGCCTGTATCCTTTTTTGCCTCTCCCCATCATCAACCATGCCATCAATCTCAGCAAATCTCGATTTCCAGCGCCGACGAGACCGCCGGTTGAGCACACGCCACCCAGGGAGGATTCTAAAGCCACAGAAGTCCATCCCATGTTCGGTGCGGTTCATGTGAGCCTTTGATTTCAATTCCAAGCCAAGATCGTTCCTGACAAAACTGCCTAATTTCAGCCATGCCTGCCTCAGCTGGGCACCATCATCACCCCAAAGCACGAAATCATCCATGTAGCGGACATACCCCTGCACCCCGAGCTGCTCCAGACACAATCGATCTACCGGATTGAGATAAAAATTCGCCAAATGCTGGCTGAGCAAGCTGCCGATGGGCAATCCTACGCCTCTCCGGTCATACTGTCCATCATCGATCAGCTTGGCGTACAAAGCGAGAAGTCGCTGATCCTTGAATTTGCGCTCCAGTGCAGCGAGCAGCCGGTCGTGTGGTATGGATTCAAAATACTTTCGGATATCCAACTTGAGAAACCAACTGTGCCGTGCCGCGTGTTTAGTCGCTCGTTGCAGCGCGGCTAGCCGTCCCTTGCCCTTGCGGCATGCATAGCTGTCATAGACCAGCCAACGCTCAAAGTGCGGCTCACAAACATTCATGATGGCATGGTGCAGCACACGGTCCCGGAATGATGGTGCGGTGATCATGCGCTCCTTTGGGTCGTGGATGATAAAACGGGTGAAGCCGCTGCTCGTGACCTGTTCGTTTTGCAGATCGTTCTGCAATACTCGGAGATTTTTTTCCAAGCTGGCTTCAAATTTTCGCACGGCAGACCCACTACGGGCAGCTTTAGCCGCGCGCCAAAATGCGAGCCGCAGATTATCCCACTGCCAGATGACATCGTAAACACCCCCCAGTCGTTTCATGGTTCAGCCGCTGTTGTAGATGACTGGATTAGCGCAAGAAACGGCGCGGCAAATTTCCCCACCTTAGCTTCGCCGATTCCCGGGATTTTCCGTAAGCCACTCAAATCCCTGACATTCTGCCTGACCATCTCGGCAAGCTGCTCGTTGGTAAACACGGCATACACCGGCACAGCTTCTTGCTCAGCCAACTGCTTGCGAAGATCACGCAATTTGGCAAATATCTCGAACTGTTCCGGGTTGAGCACCTCCTTGTAATCAACTTTGCGGTCTGCTCTCCCCGGCGCGCCGTGGCTAGCACCTGCCGCTGGCTCGCCGTGAAGATAATCCACACACAAGGCCCAGAAGGAATCCAGCCCGCAATCCACAAAACGCCGCTCGATCGTCACGATTCGGTGCCTGGATAGAAAGCTGTTTAGCTCAGACTCCATGGCTTCTGCGTCTCTTGTTCGTATATGAAAAAATTTGAGTGCCATGCTTTTCTAATTCAAAAAAATTCACCCGCTTCGCGGGAAGACTCTTCGCTACGGCACTGAAGCCCTTCGTCTCCGGTTCGTCCCTCACCTCCGACTCCAGTCTTCATGCCTGCACTGCTTGTCTTGTTACTCGGATGGAACTAGGGCGGGGCGGAAGCCTAGGAAGGAGTTCCGGTGGCCCGGGACGCCCCTGAACCGGAAGGCCGCGCGGCAGCAGGCGGCGCCGCTGAGCCACGAGCCGCCGCGGCGCACGCGGAAGACGCCCGATGATGCTCCAGATGGATCCGTTCCACCAGAAAGTGAATCATCATACCAATCAGCGCACCACTCCCATACGTTCCCATGCATATCATGCAGCCCCCATGCGTTCGACTTCTTCATGCCCACTGGATGCGTTTTAAAGTCGCTGTTGTTACTATACCACGCCACTTCATCAATCTTGCCTCCTGAGTATGGACCTAACTCACCAGCTCGGCAGGCATACTCCCATTGTGCTTCCGCGGGCAATACCATCTTTCCTCCATCAGTATTACCTATTTTCGTATTCAGCTTCTCTAAAAAATGTTGAGCATCTAACCAACTCACTTTTTCAACTGGTAGATTGTCGCCTTTGAAATTGCTTGGATTGTTCCCCATCAATGCGCGCCATTGTGCTTGGGTCACCTCAGTCTTCGCCATCCAGAATCCTTTGGTAAGCGTCACCTTGACTTGCTTTTCGTTGGAATTTCGATCCGCTTCTGACTCTGAACTTCCCATAGTAAAGCTTCCTGCAGGACACCAACAAAATGTCATCTTCACACCCGGTGCGATCTCCCAATCTCGTTCTTCTCCTGCTTTTTTGCCTTGAAAATTAGCCCGCGCCTCTGCGGCCTCACGCTCTGCATTTTCTTTTGCAGATTTCGCTAATACACGATGTTTAGCTACCATGGATTTCATTTTCTCAGAAACCTCCACTTTTTGAAATTCTTGCAGATCACCTGAGCTTCCAATTACGCTTGAGAGTATTCCATACAACTCTGCTTCCGATTGAATATCAGACTCATTAGAGACGGACATCGATGCCGTTGCAGCTCCCTCGATCGGTTCGTAACTCTTGAGCCAGCGGTATTGCTCAGTTTCATCTCCTACTTCGCGTTGGCTTCCTGCGATAAACCAAGTCTTGCCTTTTAATGGAACTGCAAAGCGACCATCCGCGTCCGTCGATACTTTCACTGACGAGGTAGAAGACGAAATCAATTTACCAAAGCTTTTACGCAACAGATCGCCTGCAAGCGCTGATTCAAGGAGATTTTTTGCCGTGCCAGATTCATCAACGATAGACATGCGAACCTTTTTCAACTCAGGAATCGGCATTGGCGATTCACGTACCATGTCCATCACTTCTCGAATGAAGGCTGTCATGTGATCGGAATCGATTTTTCGTTGGGCCTCTGCACGTGCTTCTTCCTGCATCCAAGACACCGTTGTTTTTGCCATGGTCTGAAATTCAGCATCCGGTATGACCAACACTTCCAGTCCGCCCATCTTGATGTTTTCGCGGCTTTTCGTGACAACAAATATCTGTCCAGTGACATCGATGGGCTTTTTTGAACAGGCGGTTAGGATCGCAAACAAATATAGAGCGCACAGCCCAATTGTAATGTTTTTCATAGTAAATTTTTGATTCATTGAGTTTTTCAAATACTTGCCATGTGCCCCATGGCGTTGAGGAGTCCATCATTTTCGTTGAACGAATCTTGCATGCTCACGCATCTTATTTACCAGTCAGAATCAGTGGATCAAGGGAATTTCTTGTCGTATTCTTGCTAAAGTCTCTCGCAAATCAGAGCCTGCGAAGCTCCACTCAGTCCTCACCCCTTTCCTCCGCAACAGGCAATGCTGATACTGAACGAGTTTCGCGAGCGGCATGAACATGATCCGTTCCTCGCTCCACCCAGTCTCAGCGGCAATGGCAAATACCTGTGCTGCTAGGAAGCCGGGCTCGTCGCAGGGAGGGGCTTTTTTCCGCTGATGTCTCCCATGGTTTCTACCTGAGCTGCTTCCAGTTCACGGCTTTGCTCTTCGAGTCGTTTGAAAGCGATTTGGAAATCCGCAGGGGTGAGTCCACCACAGAAGATCAGTGCAGCTTCGCGAAATCCTTGATCGTGGAATGAGGCTCGCACCACGTCGGGCCAAGGTGCGCAGTGCGTGAACACAAATCCCATGATCGCCGAGGTGAATTCCGGCGTGCCGTCCGTTGGCGTTTCGCCTTTCACCAACGGGTTGCCGGTTCTGAGGAGCACATCGTAACTGGCCAGCGATAGCGGGCGCATGGCGTGGCCGCCGACGATGGTTTCGACATCATGAAAGGCGGAAGAGAGTAATTTTTGGCGGTCGGTATCGTTCATGGCTTAGAGGTGGCGTAGGTAAAAATCTTCCACAGAGGGCGAGGCATCGAGCGGGATGAATGCGATCTTGCCCCGGCGTTTCACGCAGGCTAGTGGCACGTTCTGTTTCACCTTGTCCACCAGTCGCTCACGATTGAGCAATGCGCACTTGATGTAGGCGAACGGATGCTCTGGGTTGGCGAGATGCCAAGCATCATTATGCCATGCCTCAATGAGTGCCTTGGTATCAAATTTGCCGCAGTGGCTTTGAGGCTCGAAGAACCAGACCGTGCGTTCACCACGGATGCCGTCACCAACAACGCGGACGAATGGCTTCTCCGCAAGCGGGATACCGACTGCCGTCAATGCAGCTGCAAGACAGGTATTGCTGGTAGCGGTGGAGGAAAGATGGGATACGGCGTTCATAGAGGGATCTCGTTGGCGTTAGGATCAAGCACCACCACCGGCGGCGAGGAATGGGTAGTGGGTTGCGGTGAGGTCGATTTTCTCGAAGTCCTCGTTGTTGAGACTGCGGCTGACTTGCATCAGAACTGTCATGCCACCCGTCTGTTGCAGGTGTGCTGGGATGGCATTGGCGAGAGCAAGTGCAGCTCCGATCTTACCACTGAAGGACGAGGTCTTGGCCACCAGTCCCGAGAGTTTGATTTCGACTTTCTCCTGGTAGAGCGAGAGGCCAATGATTTCTCCGCTCTTATTGAGCACAGGTTTTTCCTGGTTGGAGTAGTCGAAGGAGAGGTCAGTGATGAGGATCCCCGCTTGATCGCTCGGGATGCCCCAGTTGCCAGTAGTGCCGATGAAAGTCGCAGACATTTGCTGCGGTCTTGATGTCAACCGCATCACACGGCAGAGACCACGGCCTCGTAGCTCAGCACGGTTTCCCGGCCACGAGATTCGTCGGGCGTGGTCACACTCTCGCGCTCGATCAGGTCATGGAGGCAAAACGATTCAGAATCGAGTTCCTGTTGCATGGTCGCCTTGTCGCGCATGAGCAATACCAACTTGCCCGCCCACAGTGCGTGATCCTCGGCGGAGGTGTCATCCACCTGGGAAAACAAGTGGACGTCCAGCTTCACACGCGCGGTGTGTGGCATGCCGGGGATGGGCTTGGATTCGGTGGGGTTGAGAACCACGCAAGGGCGCGTGCGGATATCATCACGGCGAGCGACATGGAAGGGCACGGACTCGGGGATTTCCGCAGGACGGTGACTGGTCATCCACTCGGCCAGCAATGACGATAAACGGTCTTCGATCAAGTTGGGCATCTTGGCCGTGGCATGCGCGTCAACCGGCACGACGACCCAGTGCTCGATTTGTGCGGTCATTGATTTTGCGTAGCGAGGTGGCGAGTGCTTTGCGCAGTCGTCCCGCTGCCACTTCCAGAGCGAGGCTGACTGTCTTGTAGGTGGTCACGTCATCGATATAGTCGAGCTTGTTTACCAGCGTAACCGATGCCTTGTCGCCAGTCTTGATGACTGCACTGCCCGGTGCCTGTTTGTGACGGGTCGCCCACTGCACCGCCCCGCGGATGCGACCGCCAATTGATTTGCCCGCATTGATCCATGAACCTTTCGCAAAGCCAACACGCTTCCGAATCTTCGCGATGTATGTCTCGCGTGCCTTGGGACTGGTGACGACTTGCTTGGGTTTCTCAGCACCGAGTTGTCCCCACTGATGCAGGTTTGGATCAAGACGTCCCACGGCAAGGTCATTCCATACGCTACTCGACTGGCGAAGATTGTTTTCTGCGCGTTTGAATCGTCGATTCTGGATGTTGGCCCAATAGCGATCGGCTGCTAGAGGGTCAGACTTACGCAGTTCCTCGTAGGCGTCAGAAGGCAACGCGAATACACCGGCGATGTCTCTGGCCACAGCATCCTCACCGATCTTGCGAGCTTTATCAGAAAACCCGAACGGACGGGTGTTACGGGCGAGTTCCACCGATAGCCCACGTGCCTCCTGCTTCACGAGTGATTCCACCGTGCGTCCAATTTTTTCTGGATGACGTCGCAAGAGTCGCACCACATCCGCCGTGCCTTCGAGTTTGGCTGTGATACGCACGTCACTCATCGGTAGAGGATAGGCTGAGGGTGAGTAGTGGAGATCGCGGATGGCTGCTCACGCGAGTGATGCGATAGTCGGCACCATCAACCTCCATGCGTTCCCCGAGCTTCGGTAGAGCAGCAGGAAATGCGAGCTTTGGCACACGCAGGCTCAGATCCGGTGAATCCACAAAGCCGCCAATATCGAGTTGCTGCTCGTTGCGATTGCGGCTGACCAGCACGAGCAGGTTGATGTTGTTCCACCGCGCCTGCACTCCATGTTCCTGGAGAAGTTGTTGAAGGTCATGGAGAATGTCGGATTCGAGGGACATGCTTTGCTGGGCATGTCAATCCGACTGGATTCTCAAACTTCAAGTCGCATTCGCAACTCGTCAGCCTGTCGTGCGAACTTTGCTGGATTCGATTTTCTCAAGCGGCAAAGGTTTTCTACCTTCCAACGAATGGCTGGCATTTCATGCAGATGCGGGAATGAAACCAATCTCCAATCCGGTTGGCCGCTTACCAGTCCAATCAGGAATTGGCGTTGTTTTTCGGTTAGCAAGATGGGCAGTTCGGCAAACAGTCTTTGTCGGGTTTCGAACAGTGTATTAAGGCTAACAGTTTCCCGGGTCATTCCCACGAACTCATGGGAAAACGCTGATGATATGTCGATTTCATTCGCAAACAAAACCTCGTGAATCGGTCGATTATGTCCGGCAAGATAGCCGACGAAACATTCGACAATCCCTGGCGTTAGTCCGCCGTGAGCAAACAGTTTCCACACGTCGAACAGGTCTCGGGGATGTTGCCTGTCCATGGCTGCGACCAACTTGCTGCCATAGAGTTCATCTTCATGAAGCACGGGGATTTCCAGATCGGTGAAAAAAATGTCCTGTGCGTTCAATGTCAGGGGACGAGATTGCACCGGCAGAATTGTGCCTCGAAAGACGTGATTGACTTCGATTTTTACTCGCGTCCGGTCTCTCTGAACAAAGAGTTTTACTTCGCTTCCCTCGGACATCGAGCCCATTTCACAGAGGAATCCAAGCTCGTTGAGTTCACTTTGGAGAGTCAGCAACTCGGATGATATCGCAGCCAACGCGGTGTCTCTCTCCGCGCGATGATTCACATAGACGAGATCGAGATCAACCGATAGCCGTGGCATGTCCTGCACAAAGAGGTTGATGGCTGTTCCTCCTTTGAGGGCAAAAGTGGGTCTCCGAAAAATGATCGGAGCCACGGCAAGTAGCAGTCTTACTGCATCCAAATATGCTTGGTTCATGATGGATTGAGTATGAGAGTCCGTCCGGTTTTGAAGCGGGCAACCCAGCGACCGGTACCCATGTTGTTGGCTGCAGCATCCCGGGCTTGCGCGGCCCAAGGGAGGTCAAGCTCCGTCGCCCAGCCCACGCAAAGGCGAACCGCTTTCACCATGCGACAGTGGGTCAATAGCACTTGCAGATGGCGGCTACGGAGCTGCCTAACGCTTTCCATGATCGCACGTGCTTCATCCAATTCCTGGTGCACGTCGATTTCGCTCAGCATCTCCAGCAATGCTCTCTCGGGAGATGATACCAAAGGGCCATTCGGAGATTCGGGCAATCGAGCTAGCCCATGTCCTGATGGCAGTCCCTCGTCAAACAAAGGCGAATTACTGTAGCGTGATGGGAAACGCACCTGAAACCATTCCGGCAGGATAACTCTCTCACAGCCCCATAAGATGATGGTCTCCTGAAATGCGACGTTTTGCCGGAACCCATGCAAGGCTAATGCCGACTTGGCGGCTAAGTGTAAGTCGGGGATTTTGGTCGCGAGATATTTTACACAGGCATCTCGGCTGAGTTGATCACCGGCGAACATGAACACGCCACGTCCGAGTTTTTCCAACCAACCGGCCTTCACGTATTCATGTGCCAACGCACGAGAAACTCCCAGACTCTCAAGTTTCTGAGAATCCAATGGAGCTCCGCGTGGAGCGGTCACCTGGAGTTTTTTGATAAGATTTCTGTCAGCCATCCGGCTTGGATATTGGCACAAACTGAGGTCAAACTCAAGGCAAATGTTTGAGATTTGATCAATAGGTCAAAAATTGCTTTACCTGTAGCGCAGATTTCAAACAAAACACCCCCTCCCAGTTTCCCGAGAGAGGATGAGCGTAGATTTAACTGATTCCCGAAACGCTTACGGTTTGACGATGCGCTTGAGGGCATCGGTCTTGGCAGGTGCAAATCCGTAGAGGCACTCCAGCGTCACGAAGATCTTGTTCGAGCGGGTGTCGGTGAAGCGCAGGTAGCCGAAGGTCATACCGGTGGCTGGATCGGTCACTGCACCGGACTCCTCGTAGTCGGCCACGGGTTGCAGGTAGCGCATGGCCACGGCAACGGCACTGGAATGTGCAGCGAAGCCGACGAGCTTTTCCGCATGATCCGATGGGATGAGAGTCGTCTCGTGGAGGTTGAATCCGGCAATACGTTTGACCATGCCTTCCGTAACGGCGGGGGCGTTGAGGTTGCGATTGAA